GCGCCGGTGGACAAGCCTCTAGTGCTCTTGCTAATGCCGTGCCGAGCAGCTACTCCCAGCAGAGCTCAGAAAGCTCTGGCTGGGGTGTTAACAGTTCTATGATGTACAGTAACTTCGCCAAAGCGCTTGAGGATTTGGTAGGCAGTGTCACCGGCGCATTTTCTGGCGCGATTACTGGTATGCAATCTGCTGTTGCTCAGATGCCGCAGGTCGTAGCCAATACCGCCAAAGCCGTTGCCTCCGCGCCCTCTAAAGCAACTCGACCCCAAAACAAATGGGAGCAGAACTTGCTTAAGAAAGGCAATTTGCTTGGTTATATTACAGGTCGTACAGGGTCGTTACAATGATTTATTCTTTTTGTGGTGACTGTCCTTGGCCTGATTATGTTCCCGATCCGGAGTATCTTATCCGGATATGTTCTGTTTGTCAGGCGAAGCTTGCGGCTGAATCTGGCGTCGAGTAATAAAGCCCCCTCCCTTTTGGGAGGGGGCTCTATTTGTGTTAGCTCGTAGTATCTACTTTATTTTGAGTTTTTTGTTTCTTCTTTTTTTCTGGCTTTTTGGTTATTCTGTAGATGCTCCCCTCCCCTACCCTCTTATTTTTGCTTTTCTTCCAGAGCTTTTGCGAGCAATCTTGTTATCATGTTATTCATACTTCTTTGTTCTTCTTCTGCTCTCTTTTCGATTTTTTGATAGATTTCTTCTGGAATTTTCACGGTTTTCTGAATCATTTCTTTGTACTCCTTTACATTACTTTGTATTTCTGTTATCATAGTAGTACTAAGTACTACTCTAAATGTAAGTTTAGCGAAATAGAGGTGAGTGCAAATGAGCGTATTTTATGGGGTCCAGGGGCTTTTAGCCCCTGGAATTGTTGTTTGCGGCCTTGGCCGCCTTATTGGAATTAGGCGCGTAGCGCCTACTCTGGAGCGGAGCGCCTTAGCGCGATCGCGACCGCCTCGGGCATCGCCCGAGGCATCCCTAAGACTTGTTGTTAGATGATGTTTTGCGTTTGATGAATCCCCCGTTTTTTTCATATTTATTTTTTTGATAATTATTATATAATTATTATTAATCTATTTTAAGCCGCGAGGTTCTGCGGTGCATATGGTTCTCGCGGCTTGCGACTTATTCGCTGGGTTGTCAGACCAGTTACCCTCCTTGATGTAACTGGTCTGACTGACAGGATTTTAGAAGTTCCTGAAAGGAGGTGATGAAGACTGTCATGTAATCATCCCTTGAGTGCTTGGGCTCTCAAGCCACAGAAAGTAGGTGATAAACAGAAGATAATATTTAAATATCGTCCTGGAGCCGAGCCGATACAGTTACCTTGTGGTCAGTGTTTTGGATGCAGAATGGATTATAGCCGCCAATGGGCTACCCGAATATGGTGTGAGCAGCAGCTTTGGTCGGAGAATTATTTTGTGACGTTGACATATAATCCAGAGAGTTTGCCGCAGACCTATAAGGCAATAGTGGACAAGTCTACTGGTGAGTTGATCGAGAATAATTCTCTTGTGCCGACACATTTAACGAAGTTCATGAAAGATTTGCGAGAGTATTTCAGGTCGCATTACGATCATACAGGAATTCGCTTCTATGGTGTTGGTGAATATGGTGACCAGAATGGTCGTCCCCATTATCATATCTGTTTGTTTAATCTTCCGTTGCCGATTGATGCTTTGGAACCTTGGTATCAGAATGAACTACATCAGATGATCTATAAGTGTCCATTGCTTGATAAGATATGGTCTCGAGGATATACGGCTGTAGGTGCACTTACCTGGAATTCTGCTGCTTATGTGGCTCGGTATATGCTTAAGAAACAGAAAGGAGAAAATGCTGCTGAATATTATGCCAGTAAGGCTCTTGTACCTGAGTTCTCTCGGATGTCACGTGACCCCGGAATTGGTCGACAATACTATGAGATTCATAGAGAATCCATGTATAGAAATGATGAGTTATACGTCCCTCAGCTGCAGACGGTTGCTAAATTGAAGCCTCCACGCTATTTTGATCGGCTTTATGATCTGGACAGTCCAGAAGCTTTACAGGCTGTGAAAGATCGTCGGAGAGAGGCATCAGTTAGATCGCAGGCTCTTATGTTGACAAAGAGTACATATAAGCCTAGTGAGGTGTATGCAAATCGTGAAAGGAGTGTTGTTGATCGTGCGAAAGGTCTTGTCCGTGCTTTGGAGAATTCTTAAAGGGATTTTGAAGCTTGTATTTATCCATGAGGATTGTATTAAGGAGGTTATTGATGAGGAGCAAAGTAAGTCCGAGTAAAGATCGTGCCGTGTTTCGTCGCACTGCTATGCAGACGAAACGAGTGAATATTAAGCCTATGATTTATAGAGGAGGAATTAGACTGTGACTATCGGTGTGTATGCAGTGAAAGATTCTTTGGTTGGTTATGGCCAGCTTTTTTCTTCGATGAACGATAACCTTGCTAAGAGGACTTTTTCCGTTGTTGCCGGTGATGATACTACCGAGATCGGTCGGTCTCCTAATGATTTTGATTTGTTTAAGGTCGGTGAGCTGGACTGTGAGACTGGATTGATGACGCCTTGTCAGGTGTTGATCGCCCGTGCTACGGAGTTTCGTGTTGTAAAGGAGTGATATTTTGTTTCGGTCGAGATTATCTTGTCCTGATGCTACTCCCGCTCCTGTTGGTGATATTTATGCTCCTGTATTCCAGATAGAGCTTGACGCCAATGGCTCCAAGATTGTTGTTGAGGCTGGACAGACTAATTTGTATGATAAGATACAGAGCCATTTGGAGCAGAGTAAAGTGGAGAACGTGGTTCGGCGCTTGTCTGTTGGTGATACTTCTATGTTGCGTCCTGAAGGTGTTTATGCTGATGTGACAGATTTGCCGAATGATCTTGCAGGTATGCAAAATTTGATTTTGCGTGTCAAATCAGAATTTGACCAGTTGCCTTTGGATGTACGCAAGGCATATGACTTTAGTGCTGAGAAGTACGTTGCTGATTATGGTTCTGACGAGTGGCGTAAAGTAATGGGTATTGTGCAAAGTGCCGATACCCCTGCCGCTGATCGGCAAGAGCCGGTTGTGCGAAGTGCTGATAAGGAGGTTGTGAAGAGTGCTGAGTGATCTTAATTCTCGATTTTCTATCGCGCCGACTGATATTGATATCCGTCGATCGCGTTTTACAATTCCCTATCAGCATAAGACTACGTTTAATACCGGTGATCTGATTCCCTTGCTTGTTCAAGAAGTGTTGCCTGGTGATACCTTTTCGGTTGATATGTCGGCTGCGGTTCGCATGACTACCCCGATCTTCCCAGTAATGGATAATGCTGAACTTGATACTTGGTTTTTCTTTGTTCCAAATCGTCTTGTGTGGGAGCATTGGCGTGAATTTTGCGGCGAAAATCGTACTACTGCTTGGGAGCAGACGATTGACTATGAGGTGCCTTATACTACTGCTCCGGCAGATGGTTGGCAGAAAGGTACCATTGCCGATTATATGGGTATTCCTACAAAGGTGTCCGGTCTTAACGTGATGTCTCTCCCCTTTCGTGCCTATTGCTTGGTTTGGAATGAGTGGTTCCGTGATCAGAACCTGAAAGACCCTTGTATGGTGAATCTTGACGATGCTACCCAGCAAGGATCTAACGGATCGTCTTATGTGTCCGATGCCCAGCTGGGCGGTATGCCCCTGAAAGTAGCGAAGCCGCATGATTATTTTACGTCTTCGCTTCCTGAGCCTCAGAAAGGCCCTGACGTGTTATTGCCTCTTGGTGATTATGCTACGGTTACTACTGGTGATCCTGCGCATCCTGGCGAGAAAGGTTTGACTGTACCCGAGTATCCTTTGTATATGACTTCAGGACTTGGCGGTAAATCGCCGTCTTTTCCTGGTGTTGATACTCTTCTTATGACACAATCATTTACGGGAGCATCTTATTTTTCTGCCGCTGGATCTACTGTCCCCTCTCTTGGTCAAGCTCCTATTGCACCTTATAATCTCTATGCTGACCTTGGTAACGCTACCGCCGCTACCGTCAATCAGCTTCGTCAAGCTTTTGCCGTGCAGCGCTTTTACGAGCGTCTTGCGCGTGGTGGCTCTCGTTATACTGAGATTGTTCGTTCTATGTTTGGTGTTACATCTCCTGATGCCCGCCAGCAGCGCCCTGAGTACCTTGGAGGCCTGCGAGTACCTGTTAACGTCGATCAGGTATTACAGACCTCTGCAACCGATTCTACGAGCCCTCAGGGCAATACTGCGGCTTATAGCTTGACTAATGTGCTCGACAGTGTTTTTACCCATAGCTTTACAGAGCATGGCTTTATGCTTTGCGTTGTGGCTGTGCGGACGAAGCATACTTATCAGCAAGGTCTCGAGCGTTTTTGGAGCCGTCGTAGTAAGTTTGATTTTTATTGGCCTCCCCTGGCCAATCTCGGAGAGCAGGCTATCCTCAATAAGGAGATTTATGCTCAGGGTACTGATGAGGATGACCAGGCGTTTGGCTATCAAGAGGCCTGGGCCGACTATCGCTATAAGCCCGATCGCGTGTCAGGTGCTTTTCGATCAAACTATGCGCAGACTTTGGATAGCTGCATTATGCCGATTTTTATGCATCTATCCCCCGTCTGTCGTCCGAATGGATTGATGAGACATCGGTTAACGTTGATCGTACCCTCGCGGTGAGTAAAGAGCAGGAAGATCAGTTTCTCGGTGATTTTATGTTCCGCATGACTGCGGTTCGCCCGATGCCTCTGTACTCTATTCCCGGTCTTATTGATCATTTTTAAGGAGGTGTTTTTATGGCTGGCATATCTGCTCCCGTTGCTGGTCTTATGGGTGTTGGTTCTGCCTTGGTGCTCTTGGCTCTTCCTCCGGATCCTCTGGTGCGACTGGTCAACATGCCCAGTCTTATGGTTTTTCGTTTACCGATGGCGCTTCCGCGACCCAGCAGAACAAGGAATTTCTTCTTGCGCAGCAGCAGTTTAATAGCGCCGAGGCGCTGAAGAACCGTGCTTGGCAGGAATATATGTCGTCTACGGCTTATCAACGTGGTATGGAAGATTTGAAGAAAGCCGGATTGAATCCTATTTTG